AAACGATATAGAAAAAACTTTGCACAGCGTCATAGAAGTGTTTATGAAGAACACGAAACGAATGGCACATTAGATCAACTTCCAATAGACAATATGTTTCACCCACAAACTACAGGCTCACCTATACCAGCAAAACAAGGTACAAGTTTAGGAATTGTAATGCGACCACAACTTGCATTTAACATGATGAAAGTGGATATTCCAATTGCTGTAATTAATGATATCAATGAGCATATTGAACAAACACTTATTCCAGAAGATAAAGATTTTTCCAAAAATTTAGTTGGTCAAATTAATCGTGGCAAAAAATCAAAGCAATTAGAGTTTCCCCACGAAGATTCTGATGTTGGTGAACTGTTGGGTGGTTTAATTCAAACTCTTGGCAATACCTACATGAGTAATGTGCGAAAAGATGAATGTTATAAAACAGAAATGGATAGTATGTGGACAGTACATAGTTATGAAGGCGACTATAATCCTTTACACGATCATGGCACTAAAACACCTATTGGANTGTCGTGTATTCTATATCTGAAAGTACCAGACCAAATTGCAGCTCTTCCAAATCCTACTGAAGAATTTGGTGGACTAAATGGTTCAAGTGGTGCAATAGATGGATTTACATATTTTAATTGGGGTACTCATGGTATGCGTGATTTTAATATGTTAAGACCAGCAACTGAAGAATATGTAAAACCAGAAGTTGGAACTTTACTTATGTTTCCGTCATGGTTAAGACATTCTGTAAATCCATTCTTTGGAGAAGGTGAACGCAGAACTTTATCTGCTAATTTGAATGTAAACAAATTTGAAGAACTTGAGGACAAAATTTAATGAGTGATTTTTTAAAAGACATAATTAAACAAACAGGCAACGAATATGCATCACTAGTTAGTGATGGTGTTGAAGCAGGAGATTGTGATTCGTTTATTGACACTGGAAGTTATATTTTCAATGCACTACTTTCTGGTAGTATCTATGGTGGATTACCAGATAATAAGATTACAGCAATAGCTGGTGAGTCAGCGACAGGTAAAACTTTCTTCGTGATGGGAATGTGTAAATCTTTTCTTGATGCAAATCCAGATGCAGGAGTTTTATACTTTGAATCTGAAAGTGCAATTACAAAATCAATGGTAGTCGATAGAGGTATTGATCCTACAAGAATGGTTATCATTCCTGTAACAACTGTACAAGAATTTAGAACTCAAGCACTCAAAGTGTTAGACTCATATCTTGCAAAGAAAGAATCAGACAGACGACCAATCATGCTTTGTCTTGACTCTCTAGGAATGTTATCTACCACCAAAGAAGTAGAAGATACTTCTGATGGTAAAGAAACCAGAGATATGACAAGAGCTCAAGTTCTTAAAGCTGCATTTAGAGTATTGACTTTGAAACTTGGTAGAGCAAAAGTTCCTATGGTTGTTACTAATCATACATACGACTCAATGGGTTCTATGTTTCCAACTAAAGAAATGGGTGGTGGTTCTGGATTGAAATATGCAGCTTCATCTATTATATTCTTATCTAAGAAAAAAGATAAAAATGGTACAGAGGTTGTCGGTAATATTGTTCATTGTAAAAACCATAAGTCAAGATTGACTATTGAGAACAAAATGGTTGATGTTCGTTTATCGTATGAAACAGGATTAGACAGATATTATGGATTGCTTGAACTTGCAATCAAACATGGTATCTTCAAACAAGTATCAACTCGTATTGAATTACCAGATGGCACTACACAGTTTGGTAAGACGATTAACAACAATCCAGAAAAATACTTTACAGAAGATGTGATGCAACAGATTGATGACATTGCTAGTAAAGAATTTAAGTATGGTCAAACAGATGTACCTCTCGAAGATGATGGAGCAATTGATGTACAAATATAATGAAGATGCTACTTTAAATGAATTAAAGAAGTATATTGACTCCACTTATGATGCACACTATAGTAAGGATAAATTCCAAGCTACAGAGTTCATTATAGATGGTGGTCATGGTGAAGGTTTTTGTATCGGGAACATACTCAAGTATGCACAACGCTATGGAAAAAAAGATGGCAAGAACAGAAAGGACTTGCTAAAAGTAATACATTATGGTATAATAGCATTATACGTCAATGAATTGGAGAATTTAAATAATGAAACTAAGTAACTATACAACTTCTGTATTGAAGAACTTTTCGACTATTAATCAAAATTTAGTGATTAAGGAAGGAAACACAATAACAACAATGTCTGCAATGAAAAACATTGTTGCTAAAGCTGAAGTGGAAGAAACATTTCCACAACAGATTGCAATCTATGACTTGAATGAATTTCTAGGAGCATTGTCTTTGTTTACAAGCCCTGTTTTAGATTTCAGTGATAACTATGTTATGATTAGTGAAGAAAACAAACCTACAACCAAGATGAAGTATTTTTACTCTGACCCATCTGTTGTAACTAGTCCTAACAAAATGATTACTATGCCTTCTAATGAAGTGAAGTTTACTATGAGTAGTGAAGATTTATCTAGACTAAAGCGTGCAGCTGGTGCAATTGGTGCGCCTGATATGGTTTTAGAAAAAGATGGTTCTAGTTCATCACTTACTGTAAAAGATAAAAAGAATGATACTGCTAATAATTATTCTCTTGATGTTGATACTACAAGTGAAGGTGAGTTTAACTTCTACTTTAAAGTAGAAAATATGAAACTTCTTGATGGTAATTATGATGTAGAGATTTCATCTAAAAATATTAGTCACTATACAAATAAAAGTACTGACATAGAATATTGGATTGCACTTGAACCCGAATCAACTTACACTGTTTAATTTAGGTACACTATATAATGGAAAAATATTTATGGGTGGAACAATATCGCCCAACAAAAATCAGCGACTGTATTCTACCAGATGATTTAAAAGACACATTTTCTGAGTTCGTTAATAATAAACATATACCAAATCTAATTTTATCAGGTGGGCCTGGCGTAGGTAAAACTACTGTCGCTAAGGCTATGCTTGATGAAATTGGTTCAACATATATGATGATTAATGGTTCAGAAGAATCTGGTATTGATGTCCTGAGAACTAAAATTAAGAACTTTGCATCTACTGTATCCCTCGAAGGTGGACGCAAGTATATCATCTTAGATGAGGCAGACTATCTTAACGCACAATCTACTCAACCAGCTCTGCGTGGTTTCATGGAAGAATTTCATAAGAACTGTGGATTTATTCTTACTTGTAATTATAAGAACCGATTGATACCACCATTACATTCTCGTTGTAGTGTTATTGATTTTATAATTCCAAATGACCAGAAACCTAAACTTGCAAGAGATTTCTTTGATAGAGCAAAGGATATTCTGAATAAAGAAAATGTAGAGTTTGAACCTAAACCTGTTGCAGAACTTATGAACAAGTTCTTCCCAGACTGGCGTAGAGTATTAAATGAATTACAAAGGTATTCTTCATCAGGTAAAATTGATGCAGGAGTGTTGGTAAATTTATCTGAATCTAATATCAACGATCTAATGACATCTCTGAAAAATAAAGAGTTTACTAGTGTTCGTAAATGGATTGTACAAAATTTAGACAATGATCCTGTGCGTGTATATAGACGTATTTACGATAGTTTATATTCTAATTTGGACGCTAGTACTATTCCTCATGCTGTTGTTATCATTGCTGATTATCAATACAAGGCTGCATTTGTATCTGACCAAGAGATTAATCTGTTGGCATGCATGACAGAATTGATGGGTCAGGTGAAGTTTAAATGATATTATTACCAAATAAAAAATATAATATAATCTATGCCGATCCGCCTTGGCACTTTAAATCAAGAAGTGAAAAAGGAGATGGTAGAAATGCTACTCAGCATTATGATTGTATGTCACTAAAAGATATATGCAATATGCCTGTTAAAGAAATAGCAGATAAAGATTGTGTATTATTAATGTGGGTTACTGATCCATTATTAGAAAAAGCATTTAAAGTTATTGACGCTTGGGGATTCACTTATAAGACAGTAGGATTTACTTGGGCAAAATCAAACAAAACTAATATGGGAATGTTTACAGGATTAGGATATTGGACTAGATGTAATCCAGAAATGTGTTTACTTGCAACAAAAGGTAAACCTAAAAGAGTTAGTAAATCTGTAGCACAATTAGTTATAGATCAGCGTAGAGAACATAGTAGAAAACCAGATAGAATCAGAAATGATATAATTGAATTATGTGGTGATCTACCTAGAATAGAATTATTTGCTAGACAAACATTTGATGGTTGGGATGCATGGGGTAATGAAGTATAATGTACGAACTTAAAGATTACCTTAAAGAAATTAACACAGATAAAAACCCTCTGATGGACACAGATGATGAAATGTGGGAAAAGAAATATCCTGCTTTTATCGTAAACAAATGTCTAGCACCATTTCCAGATACTATCCACCTAGTTAACGAAATGAATCTCCACAACCACCTTGATAAAAAACTACAATTTGATTTTTTACTAAATAGTCTAAGAACAAGGAAAAGATTTACTCCTTGGCTGAAGGCGAGTAAATTAAATAATCTAGAGTATGTTAAAGAGTATTATGGTTACAATAACGAAAAAGCAAAGTCAGCTCTTAAAATACTTAATGATGAACAGATAAAGGCTATCAAGGATAGTTTGAATAAAGGTGGAAGAAATGGAAAGCATTAACTGGACACAGGGGCAGATGCTTGAAGTCGTTTTAAAAGAACCAGACGATTTTCTAAAGGTACGAGAAACTCTATCTCGTATTGGTGTTGCTTCAAGAAAAGAAAAAATATTATATCAATCATGTCATATTCTACACAAACAGGGTAAGTACTTTATTGTACACTTTAAAGAACTGTTTGCATTAGATGGTAAACAAACTAACTTATCAGAAAATGATATTGCAAGACGCAACACAATCTCAAAATTATTAAAAGATTGGGGATTAGTGGAGATTCAGGCAGAACTAGAACCTATTGCTCCTCTTAGTCAGATTAAAATTATTTCATTCAAAGAAAAAGATGAATGGGCTCTTGAAACTAAATATAACATAGGCAAAAAGAGAGAAATTTAATTTTGGAACAATTCAAGTCATTTATTACAGAAGAAGAAAAACATCAATCATATCGTTTTGTCATTATCTATAATGACCCAGAAAATATGACTGATGATTCTAAAGCAGAAGCTGAAGAAATGGCAATTGATATGATAAAGTTTGGTAATGAACTTGGACTGAAAGGTTTTACATGTAGAATTGAAGATGCATACATATCTCACAAAAATGATAAAATGTATATACATGACATTGACGATAAAGAATTTTTGATAGATGAAAATACTTTAATATTCAACAGGTCTAAATCAAATGATTTTGCAAACTGGCAAGGTCTGATGTACGAACTAGAAAAATCAGGTGCTAATGTAATAAATTCACTTGATGTTCATATACTCTGTGCTGATAAATGGAAAACATACATCAATCTAAAAAAAGTTGGTGTTAAACAACCCAACTCTCTTTTGGTAAATAGTCCAGATAAAGTAGGTGATGTGTTTAAAAGACTGAAAACAAAATTTCCAATTATTCTAAAAACACAACTAGGTACAGGTGGTATCGGAGTTGTAAAAATTGAAAATGAAACACAACTACTTGCAACCTCACAACTTATTCATAGGTTGGGTCAAGAAAGAGGCATGTTAATACAAGAGTTTATTGAACTTGATTATGATATCAGAGTAATTGTTATTGCTGGTAAAATACATGGTGCAATGAAACGACCAACTCCAAAAGGGGATTTTAGAAGCAATGTGCATCAGGGGTCTGAACCAGAAAAAATTGAATTAACTAAACTTGAAGAAGATGAAATATATAAAACAATGAAGGCACTAACACCTAGAGGTGGTTGGGTAGGTGTTGATTTAATACCAGCAAAAGATAGAGAAAAAGAACGACCCTATTGCCTAGAAGTTAATTCTCAGCCAGGCACAGTAGGATACAACACAATAATAAAAGGGAACATTCTTGAGGATGTTCTTAAAACATATATGAATAGAGATAATTGGAAAAAGTATGAATAAATTTATAGTTGATGCATTAAGAAAAAAATATGAATATCAAATTGCTTTGAGTAAAGCAAATATAAAAAATTATAACGATGGCGAAACCCCTGCAAGTGGAAAGTATAACTACAGTAGTGCTGTAGATCCAGTTGGTGCTGAAATTGAAAAATTAAGCACTGCAAAAAATAATCTCAAAACTCTAAATTCAGAGTATCCAATAGATAAAAAACCTCAAATTCTTTCAGAATAACTCTTGACAATCCAACAATAACTTGGTACAATGTAAGTAATGAATGAAAAAATGCGAGGAAATAATTACTTGAAATATTTTAGATATACACTCGATGATCTTAAAAAGTCATCAGACAGAAAACTATTTGATTACATATCATTTTTCGCAGGCGGTGGTGGTTCATCTGCAGGCTATAAACTTGCTGGTGGTGATTGTAAATTTGTCAATGAATTTCAACAAGTCGCAGTAGATACTTATCTTGCAAATTGGCCAGAAACTCCACATCATATTTGTGGTGATATTAAAGCTGTTTCTGGTCAACAAATAATGGAAATGACAGGTATTAAAAAATACGAATTAGACATACTTGATGGTTCGCCTCCTTGTCCACCATTCTCTATGTCTGGTACTAAGAAAAAAGGTTGGGGCAAAGAAAAGACAGCCTATGGAATGAAACAGAAAAACATAGAAGATTTGACTTGGGAACAGATTCGTATTGCTGGTGAAATGATGCCTAAAGTAATTGTATGTGAGAATGTAAAAGGTCTTACAATGGAATATGCATCAGAGCATCTTGCACGAATGGTGAATGATTTTGAAGAGCTAGGTTATACTACAGTTTATAAAGTATTAAAAGGACATGAGCAAGGAGTTCCACAAAAAAGAGAAAGAGTATTTATTGTATCAGTTCGTAATGATGTACTTGATGCAATCAATATGCCATTCATGTGTGTTGCAAGTGAAGTGTTTCCAAACCCAGAAAAAGAGTTTGCCTCTATTGCTGATGCAATAGAAGATTTACAACTGAATGATGAAAACAAACTAGAGGCACACGAACTTGTTGCAACAATGAAAAAAGGTGCAAAGTGGAAATGGTTGAAAAGACTAGAAAAAAATCCAGATAAAGTTGTATCTGTTGGAGATGATGTAGTTAGGCCGTGGTATGATAAAGTTATTGCACATAGAATCAAATGGGGTAAGACTGTTCCAGAAGCAAAACATTCGTTCTTTCAATCTAGACGAGTGCCTTGGAATCAAGCATCACACACACTTTCTGAGCAAGGACTACAAACAAGTCTTGCTGTGCATTTACACCCAGAAGAAGACAGAGTTTTTACTACTAAAGAATCTGCAAGAATAATGACTCTCCCCGATGATTATATTCTTACAGGCACACTTAATGAGAAACTTGCAAGGATTGGTCTAATGGTTGCACCAATCTGTATGAAATATCTTGCAGACAATATCTATAATAATATATTAAAACCATATAAAGAGTTGTAATACAAATGATAAATAAATTTAAAAAGGTACTTGCTATTATCCATTAAATGTGGGATAATAGCTATAGTAAATAATTTTATTTACATTGAATGTAAATCCACTGGATAACACATTCTTTAAACAACAAGCCAATGGCTAAAAAGGAAACAAAAATGCAAACCACAAG